GATTTTCATCCAACAATGACGCGATGACCATGGTGTCAATAATTTTGCCATTGACCTCGAAACCCATGCTCTTGATCCAGCCCAAATCGTATTGAGCGTTGTGCATAATTTTGTCAGCCGGACACTCAAAGACTTTTTTCAGCCATCTGTTAACAACCTTTTCATCTAGGTTGCCACCACCAAAATGCCTGATCGGTATGTAACCGGACCAGTCATCAACCGCGACTGCGTATCCAACCACCTCGCCATCACCCGTTGGCCAGCCGGGACCATTTGACTTCAGGTTTGGGTCCTTGGTTTCAACATCTATCGCTATCTTTTTTGCTGACGTAATGTCAGGTAACTCAAGCGGGGGTATCCACTCACTTTTTGGGGCGAACATGCTCATTTGTAGTTTTGCCATTACCTTCTCCACCTAACGCCGCGTATCCGCAAATATCTAACCAAGAATCTGCGTGATCGGGTGTTACGTTTAGTCGGGCAAGTTTAACAGCAATCATGCACTGATAAACTTGCGCTACGGTTACATCTTTGTTGAGAACTACAGACCACAACTTTGCTATTCGTTCATGATTTTCGTAAGCATCGCCATACTCTTTTGCTCGTTTGCCGTTAAGTATTTTTTCTGCGTTAAGCAGGATTTGTTCCCGTTTCATTAATGTACCGCTCTGTTCTAGTTGGTTTTTTATAAGTCATAACTTCTTGACACATCTTCTGCATCAACAATGTATAAATTTTTCTTGGCACGAGTCACGCCGACGTAAAAAACACGATGCGTGTCATCCGGGTTTTGCTGAAACTGTGTGTCTGCTGCTGGGCTCAAGTCCGTAAACAAGACAACGTTATCAGCCTCTCCACCTTTTGATCCGTGGATCGTGGACGCTGTAATGCGAGGCATCCCATTAAATTTCTCGCCCCTGCGCAACAATGCTGTGACATACGCTCGGTCAGTGTCAGGCAGCTTATCCATGGCCGTGGACCAGATCATGTCCTTAGTTGCTTTTAATCCGTGGTTTTCTGTTAAGTCATCGAACGTCACCAGATCACTGTCATCGACACCCGGCAACTTTTTGAAGCCTCGCGTCAAACGATCACCAATTGCCATGTAGCTGTAGATTATGCGGGCAACCTGACCAGATATCTCTTTACCTTTACGTAACTGCTCCCAACCGTTGACTGCTTCACTTATTTTTTCGCTGATAGATCGTCTGCCGCGGTAGTTGAATAAATAACCGTTTGACTTCAAGTCTTGCGCCACTGGCGTAAGTTGATAGCCCGCCTGAGATAAAATGAGCCATTCACCTTGCGCCATGTCGAGAGAGTTGATGGTGTTTATACGAGTAACGTTACCGGGCTCTTTGCGAGGTTCGTATTTCTTTGGAAACCTGCGGTTGATACGACGGACTACGTTTTCAGCAACGTCATGCACGTTTTTTGGTATTCGGTAAGACTGCGACAGTGTCTCTGAGCCGCCGGGTAAATTTATAAAATGATCTACGTCGGCACCCGCCCAGCGATAGATTGCTTGGTCGTCATCGCCAGCGCAATACATTTTCTTTGACTTACGATCCAGCAGATGTGCAATGTCCCATTGCAGGGGTGATAAGTCCTGTGCCTCGTCCAAAAAACACAAATCAAACTCTGGGCAGTATTTGGCATTGCCCTTGGCAAAATGCTCAAGCATATCTGTAAAATCGAACAGACCCATTGCCTCTTTGTACTCTCGCAAACTCTTTGCCACAAAGTTCACGGTGTTCCAGTCATGCTCAACTTCACTGATGTTGTACTGATCTCGCAAATCTACTTTGCGCAATCGCGATAAATTAATTAGGCCCAGCACCGGATCGCTGCTGGAAACCATGCTGGGCACGTCATCATCTATTGCTGTATTTTTTTGAGTTCCAAGATCAACGCCGATTGTACGACTCAACTCACGGTAGTTTTCTTCCTGCATGACTTGCTCTGGCCGTATGTCAGACATCGTGAGCGCCAAGCTATGCAGCGTTCTAAAAAATATTAAATCTTCTTTTGGGTTTAGGTTGAAACGCGCTGCCGCTCGTTCTTTTGCTTCATTGGCAGCTTTTCGCGTAAATGCCAAGAAAGCTATGCGTGTTGGATCAACACCATCTTCTAACGCTTTGTCCACCATGTTGAGCAAGGTTGTTGTTTTACCTGTGCCCGGCGGACCAAAGATTCTAAACATTTTTTTCCTTCCGATATATCTGCTGCACTCTTTGCTTGGTGATACCAAATAGCTTTGCTACTGCCGTCATGGTCATTCGTTCTTTGTCGATCAACCGAACAATTTCTACATCACGGTCTTTTTTCGACAGACCATTCAAAACGGGGCCTCCTCTTGATTAAATGATGGGGTTTTCAATTCAACGTCAGCACTCTCAAAAGCCGGTATTTTCCACACACGGACAGATCGACCTTTTATTTTTAGTACCATACTGTCTCCATTGATGTCCCGTAGCCTTTGTGCAATTTTATGCGATTTATATTCGAAAAACTTATTCTTCTTCAGATAACTCTCAAAGTCTTTCAACCTAAAATACGTAACTTGTTCTTCTTCGTCGGTCCATGGGCGGCGGAGTAAAATCTCTTCTTTGTCTTGCGCTTGCTGCAAGTGGCTGCAAAATTCTTCAAGGTAATCGTAAAACTGTCCGCTGATACTGGCGTCTTGTGCTACTTCAATGATGGCGCTTTCGTTGTCACGCATCTCTGTCAACAACGTGCTAATACGACTCTCCCACTGTGCCTTCTGCACTGACCGCGGCATGAAGTTAAGTTGCTCCATGCACGATTTTTGGAACATCGGCTGGCTCATCAAAGCTTCCGTATCTAGCTCCAGAGGCTCTCCGTTTACGTCCATAAACCATACTGGTGGGGTGCTATTGTACTTGCGTAAATTAGCGATTGTAGCGCCAGCTACGGCGGCTCCTATGCCAAATTTGCGGGTTCTGCAAAGTTCTTTGTTGCAATGTGCGCTAATCGGCGCATCTGTGCATTTGTAAGCGTAATCTTTTCGCTCAAGTTGTTTAGCGACAATGTTTACTTCGGGTAATGGTAAAGGTGGTGATAGGTATTCCATGTTGTATACAAGAATCTCTGACTCCCAACTGTCTGGGAACGCCTTTCGCAAGTAAACACCTAGATTAAATAGTCCGTTGTTCCTGCCGCCCTCGCTAATTTTTTGTTTGCAAAGTATTTGTAAGCAAGGCGGCCCATCTCTTGCAATGATATCGTTGCTGCTTACGTCGTCTATTTGCAGCTTCAACACCTCTTCGGGTGTTTGCTTATATTTATTATAAAGTTCTATAAACTCTTCTAAATCAGCAGACGTACCGTCATCAAGAAAAGCATATCGCAATCCATTTTCATGGTCGTAATACGGAAGATTGAGAAAGTTTCCAACATCACCACGGTCTAGGTGCAACTTTATCTGTTTTGGAAATATCTCACTTTCACCATAACCAAGGGCCGCGGACATATGTTGCAGAGACTTCTGCATGTCTTTCGCTTCAATCCATTCGGTTGTGAAAAGAAAGCAGTGCGCACCACCTGATTTGCTACGGCACACCACTAAAGGTAATTTGAGTTTTCTTATTTTGTTGACAAGTGTTTTGTGGTCAAGTGGATACTGGTCCACATCTATACAACCCCATTTACACATGTTGTCTTCATTGATTGGGATAATACCCAACCCGTTGCCCTTGCCGGACAAATGGTTTTCCCAAAGCTTCTTAGTTCTAGGCTCACGCGTGACACCCGCCTTACCTTGGGCTTTACCATTGGCTGCGGTTTTTTCTATTTTGAAGTAGCCATGAGCTTCCTTCAGGCCATCAAATATGGCCATAAATTTATCTACTGACATGTGTGCCCCCATACGGAAAAATCGGCGGGGCACAAGGCCCCGCCGCGTGACGAATTAAAATGCGGACGGTTGTTCGCTGTCTTCGTCTTCCGTATGCTTCACCACAACATCGCCTGCGGTGATGCTCTCTGCAAACCCCTTAGCACGGGTGTACAAAGCACCGTCTTCGATGACCCCTTCACAGGACATCTCCCATCCATGCCATGACCCTTTCGAGTTTTCTTCAGGTATGGTTTTCAAATGGTAGATGTGGCTGAAACGAGGCGGTGTAAACGGCCCGTTCTTACCATTCATCGAACGAGAAGCCATCATGCTATTCCATTTACGGCTTTTTTTAAGCTGCGTAGATTTCATCGCAATAAGTGCTGTCTCATGTGACCCGTCATCGTTGATGAGGATAACGAAGTGTTGGTGCGTTTCTTCGATGTAATCACCTTCACCATCAACAACATACTCTTTGTTGTCTTCAGATGAACGCTCCGTTTTTGGACGTTCCTGACCGGGCTCGTAAATTGCCATGGGCGCACCGCTACCGCTGCCACGCGGTGCCCACTGAATAAATCTACGCTGGTACGCACAAGGGACAACTCGAACCCCTTGTTTACCTTTGTAGGCTTTACCTGTGACGGTGTTGTATATATCGCCCTTACGAGCATCGACAGATTCGTCATCCAATACAGGATCGTTACCAGACAAAACCTTGAGAAACGGAAGTGCTAAATCTTCTGTCCCCATGTTATCCATGCCTGCTCCGGCATCCTGTTCCATCATAGCAATGTCAAACACTGCCACGTCTTTCTTGCCCTCTTGGGCTACTTCAGTTTTCTTAGTCATTATTTCTTTCCTCGCTTAATAACTGCGCGTTGACCTACCCATGCTCCAAACAATTCCATCGGAAACTCTTCTCCCGCCTCACAGCGTTCTTTGACAAACGCCCGAAGTGTTTGAGGATGTACCTCTGTCTTTTGTTCTGGAACGTACCCCTGCTGTTGCGCGAAAGCAGCAAAGGCACTAGCTTGATCGTCCTCGCCACGACCGAACTGACACGCGACAGTATTTTTAATAATGTCATCGTATCCGTTGTCTCGTAGCCACTCGTAAGCTTCAGGACGCTTTTCTACTAGAATGGAAGCACCGTATGTCTGTTTAACCTCAACGGTTGAACCGTCATCCAGTGCGAATGAAGACATGCCAATCTCTGCAAGCATTGATGGCATTTCTTCGTCCGTGAGTTTGATTAACGCTTTCTTTTCTTCCTTCAGCTCTTGCTCAAGGTCAGAAATTTTGCTTTCCTTATCACGGATTGTTCTGGCCAACGCGGCTACCGAAGTAAGCCCTTGCTGGTCAATTTTGTCGATGGCAGTGGCTTTGTCTTCAAAGTCCTGTTCCATCAATTTTGCTAGGTCGTCACTCATATCGTCTTTCTCCTGTCGTTGTTAAAGGCACCGTTTGGGCCTTGACAATTTAAGATAATATCTTATACAATCTTAATGTCAAGCGATTTCAAAAAATAGGGGCAACAATGACCGGCTACGATTTCAAAACAAAGCCATATGACCATCAGAGGGTAGCTTTTGAGGACTCGTGGGCCGCGGAGTTTTACGCACTCCTTATGGAAATGGGCACTGGAAAATCAAAGGTGGCCATCGATACGATGGGTGCGTTGTATGAGGCTGGCAAGATACAGGCTGCATTGATCGTCGCGCCGAAGGGTGTGTACGACAACTGGGTAAAAGGTGAAATACCTCTCCATCTACCAGACCGTATACCAAGACAAATCCTACGCTGGACCCCAACCAAGACGCAGCGTTACGAAAATGAACTGAAAGATTTTATCGTCAACCGTGAACCGTTGTTGAAGGTCTTCGTAATGAACATCGAAGCGTTTTCTTCGGACCGCGGCACAGAGGCAGCGACTGCCTTTTTGTATCAAAACCCCGACAATATTGTCATCATTGATGAATCAACTACAATTAAGAACAGGAAGGCTGCGAGGACAAAGAATATCATTGCCTTGCAGAAACGGGCTAAATATCGCCGGGTGTTGACCGGCTCTCCTATCACCAAGAGCCCTATGGACTTGTTCAGCCAATGTAACTTTCTTGCCGAAAAGGCGTTAGGTTTCAATAGCTATTATGCCTTTCAAGCGCGGTACGCCAATGTGCAAAAGCGCACCATGGGTCATCGCAGCTTCCAGCAAATTGTAGGCTACCGTCGATTAGAAGAACTTTCTGAAAAGTTAGATCAATTCAGTAGTCGTGTTCTAAAAGTAGATTGCCTTGATCTACCCGTCAAAGTTTACACGCGCAGAGAAGTATCGCTGACACCAGAGCAGCTGAAGCTGTATATGCAAATGAAAAAGTTAGCTTTGGCTAAACTTGAGAATGGTGAGTTAGCAACAACGGCCAGTGTGCTGACACAGATTATGCGACTTCAACAAATTTGCTGCGGACATTTGCAGCCAGATGACGGCGACATACAAACGGTGAAGAGCAACCGTTTGAACGAATTGCTCGACGTCACTGAAGAGTTACAGGGAAAAGCCATCATTTGGGTGACGTATACACACGACATTCAACAGGTAGCTTCAGCCCTGCGCGACCGCTTTGGGCCCGAAGCGGTTGCAACCTATTACGGGGCTACACCACAGGATGAACGACAAGAGATTGTTGAACAGTTTCAACGCAAAGATGGTCCACTGCGGTTCTTTGTGGGACAGCCAAAAACAGGCGGATACGGTATTACGCTAACCGCTGCTAACACTGTTATTTATTATAGTAACAGTTATGACTTGGAAATACGACTACAGTCTGAAGACCGTGCCCACCGAATCGGTCAAGATAATAAAGTCACCTATATAGACTTAGTGTCACCGGGTACAATTGATGAAAAAATATTGGGGGCGTTACGAAACAAAATTGATATTGCGGGTAAGGTTTTAGGTGAAGAAGTGCAAGAATGGTTGCGTTAATTGTTGTCTTCTAACTTTTCTTGTGCATACAGAGCTTCCATTGTACCTATACGGATAGTTAGCTCATGTACCCTGTCTTGAATTTCACGGAGTTCTGTTACATCACGCTCTAACCCTTCGAGCAACATGTCCTGTCGTGCGTCCGCTGGGAGCGCCCCAAGCTGGCCTCTGGGCCATAAAATTCTAAATTCAGAATTAGATTTTATTTCAATGTCGGTCATTTCGACATTATGCTCAAGGGCCGTGAGCCGTGATTCGATGGTGAAGTATGCCATGGTAGCAATAGCGGTAAACGCAATCATGCCCAAAATGTTTTTGAGAGGAATTGTTAAATTCGTGTCTTCAGATACTGTCGCCATAACATTTCAATCTCCCTAAAACGCAGCGGGTAACGACGCTATGCCTTGTTGCGGCATACCTGTCATTTGCACTTCTTGAAAAATACCGCCAATACCGGGAAGGGTGGGCATAATTACTCCGCCCATTGCTTTCAGTTGAGTTTCGCCTTCTGTCTCACGTGGTATTCCACCGGGTGCTCCTCTGTCGTCTCCCGTATCACCTGAACTTCCTCCAGTTGTTTCTGTTGTCGTGCCTGCTCCAAATAATCCAGCAAGCCCACCAAAACCAGACAGACCAGATGTCCCACCACTTGTTTGTCCGCTATATCCAGCAAAGCTAAAGGCAGGATTGGTCGAACCAGTGCCTCTGCCCACATAAGAAAACGGAATGGCGTCTTGCGCTAATTCAGCAGCAGCTTGACGTGCGTCAGCTTTCTTTTGCACTTGTGCAGAGAACGCATCGTATGTCTCTTGAGTGTAGTTATATTTTTCGGGGTTCTGTAAACGATCTAATTCGTTTGAGGTGTAATAAGATGATTTCCCGCCAAATTCTCTAAAAATACTCATCCGGCTCTACCCATCAAACTGCCGATCCCCATAAGTTCTCGGTCTTCAGGGAATAAAGCTGCAAACCTAGCCCGATCAACCTGTCCTGAAGATATGTTTGACTGGGGTGTCGCAGTGGCAAACTGATTAGGCATAGGTGCAGCATCCGTAGCCTGAGTGGGAATATTCAAGGCTGGCGGATTCAGTGACCCCTGCTGATTAGCAGGAGGTAAACTCGGTGGCGGACTTGTGGCAGGTATCTGTTCTTGTTCAAAGTCCTCTTCTTCTATAACTGGCCTGATACCAAGAGGCAGACGTCGACCAGTCTGTCTTGCTAGAGGCTCGAATACTTTTTCTATTGCCGCAACTGCCTTGTCGGCTTGTTTCGCGTCGTTTATTTCTTTCATCATTGCAGCAAGCAATTTTGGATTTGCAAACATTTCGGTCATGACTTTGATACGCTGGGTCTCTGGTCCGCGAAGCAATACTCGTTGCACGAGATCAGAACCTGTTTGTTCCGCAATAAGACCTCCGCTCATTTGCGGCATACCAAGAAATCTTTTTAGTTGTTGTTGTGCAAAGCCACCGGCGGTAGCACCTGCGATACGCACGTAAAACAGCTTGGCCATACTAGGGTTTTTAAACAGGACGTTTTCAAAGTCTCCTGTGGCAAAGGCTTCTTCTACGCCACGCAACGTCTTGATTGCCTTTTGTACTTCAGCCATCTCTTCTTCTGTGGCCAAACCTTTTTTGACCATAAAGTCTTTCATTGAAAACTTATTCGATGGGTCCACACCCTCCATCTGACCGAACAATGATTTTTGCAGTGAGTCACCGTTTGGTAATCCAGCGGTGTTGTTAGCTTTTCTCAAAGCACTGTTGAAGATAGCCGACTTCAATCCGGCCATTGCTTGATCGCGGGTGTATTCGCTACCTGCATAATTAGCTTCATCAACCATTTGATAAAGTTTGTTTAGTGCTAGAGTGGGGCGCTGCGAAGCTAGGGCTTGAGTTACGGCTTTACCGGGGTCCTCAAACTCCAAAACGCTTTGGAAAGCTTTATTAGCATATAAACGATCAATTTGTTCTTCATTGAAACCCATCTGTTTGGCACGTGATGGATTCATGGTGTTAGCTGTATCTTGGAGCATGTTGTCGAACGCTCGTTGTGCAGACACCGCGTCCGTTAAATCGACCTCTAAATCAGGCACTAAAGCAAAGAGTTCTTTTGTGCCCGGTTGATTCTTAAACGTATTGAGCTTTGTTTCGTTGACAACAAACGTTTCAATCATTTCATTTGGATTCGCTGGATTTGGTATGCGCTTTCGATCCATTACCTTACCCAGAGAATCCCGCAACGCTGCGCTCATCAATTCATCGGCGTCCATAATCAAAGCTTCTGCTTCCGTTAGCCCACCCTCGTCAACCAAGAACCTACCGGCTGCGCGGATTTGGTCAAATCGTTTGGCCGTGCTCAAATTACCGCCTCTAAAAGCTTGATCCAACAGGTTTTGGGGGTCCAGTACGAGCCCGCGATTTCTGTCTGTTGCAGTCAAGTCACTGAGGAAACTACGTGTAAAGACATTGTTTCGAGCAAAAGTATATGCGCGGGCCGCGTTGTAAGCTTCAGAGGCCCCGTCCGCTTGCCCTGTCAAGTCTCGTAAGAGTGCATCACTTATTTTATCTAGCCGTCCTGCGTTTACAGTGTCACCTGTTTTACGCAACTGTGCTGCTCTGTTCAAAAGACCAGAACGCATCTCAAAAAACTTTTGCGCGGTCGCTGGATTTCGGCCCCTTCCTCTTTGAAAGAAATCACGTAAATCATCTATGTCTTTTTGATAGCCCGATAAGGCGCTTTCTAAATCTCTTTGTGCGCCTTTTGATGAAAAGTTTAAGCCGCCATCCCTCGAAGACCGATCAAGCAACTGAAGAACGTTTGGCTGCTGTATTTCTTTACCGTTTCTTGCAAAAAACTGCGTCAACGGATAGCTACCGACTTCGTTCCAAAGACGTCTTTCTCTGACTTTACTCAGGTCAATTTGATTTTTAAGGACGTCATACAGTTTTTCAGACAGGTCAACTCTGTCCGAACCCGCAGCTACATCTCTGCCGACGACCTTTGAAGCAGACTCCATCAATTTGGTTACAGAAGCGTCAACACCGTCCAGAATGTTTTGTTCGAATAAGGTTTGCTGAATACGTGCAGCGTAGGCCAAGGCAAGCGGATCGCCTGTAGAAGTTAGTGCGCGGATGGCGTTAATCGCACCGGCCTGCATTTCTTCTCTGCCTCGACCAGTTGCAACTTTCAAATCTTCACTTGATTTGACTAATTCGTTTTGTATGGTTTGGAGAGTCTTTGAGAAGTCTAAACCAGCAGCATTTGCAAGATCAGCAACGGTGGGCTCAATAATTGTTTCACCATCTGCCCCTCTGCGGACTATTTCTGCTTCACTACCTAAATCCTCAATAAACTTGGCCAGTCTTTCATCCGCAGTAATGACTCGACCATCGGCACCGACAGTTTCTGCGTACTCTTCAGACCTTTGCAAAGCTTGTAAAATTCTGTTGGCACTGTCACGCTTGAGTTTATCTGTGAGTAATCCCTCGGTTTTTTCCGCATTAGACCACCATGTTTTCATGGTTCTAATCAAAGCTCGACCTGCGTCGGGACCGGAATCTACTGCTATTTGTATCGGTATCGGTATTACAAGCGAACCAAGTAACTCGCCTCCTATACGTGCGCCCTCGTCATACGGTGCGACGTCTTGCGCAATCATTGCACCAGTTCCTGCACCGCCTGCAACTAAAGCTTCTGCCCCCAAAAATTTACCCGGATTTTCACGCGCAAAACGCATTGATCGGTCAATACCGCCTTCAATGCCTCCTACAATACGTGTTCCTACAGGACCTTTTCTTGGGTCAAAAAAGAATCCCGCTGGGTTAAATCTACCAAGGCCTAAATTGACACCGACGCCACCACCAAACATTGGTCCACTTTGCGAGGCCGCAGTTCTGGCCCGTGAGGCGCGTTCAAAAAGTTTTGTTGCAGCTTTCTCGCTCAAACCTGCATTTTTTGCAGCAAGCTGAAAAGCTTCATCTGCAACGTCATCAAATTTACCATTGGATACTTGTTTGAAATTTTCTAAAAATTCAACAGCACCTGTTTTTGCTTTTGGTATTGAGGGCGCTAGTTTCCACGGCGCTGCCAACATAGATAAAGCAAACACACCTGTTTCGCCAAAACGTCGCTCTCCTTCCAAAGAAGGAACGACTGGATCAGCTTCACCAATCACGGCATCTTCTATTTCACCGGCACCTATCGCGCCTAAAATCGCGCCACCGATACCGCCTACACCATAAACTATGCCTTTCAAAGCCAATCCGGGTAATCCGATAGGTGGTATGGCCGCAGCTATAGGTGTCGCGGCAGCTAATCCACCTTTGAATCCCAGACCAGCACCAATGGTTTCTGGCACGGCTCTTGCGGCACCTGAACCAGCAGCTTTCAGACCAGAGAAAGTACCTTGTTGTGGATCATATTTGCCAAAGTCCTCAACGTTAGTAAACAACGTTAAGATTTCCTCAGAGCCTAGCTGTCGTTGCGTAGGATCAAGATTTTTGTATCGGTCTAAACGATCCAGTATGGGGTGTGTACCATCCGCCAAACTTTGTCGCGTAAGCGGTACGCCACCTGTATCGATTTCTTCATTGGCGATGCTTAGAATACCGTCAACGGTTTGGTCCAAGCCTTGCTCTTCCATCAGGCTTTCAAACTGCGGTGCGGTAAGTTGTATCAGTGCGTCTGCCATGATTATTGATCCTAGTTCTGTTTACGCATTCTTAGGATTTGGTCTCTAGCTGTGCTAGTGCTTTGGTCCGCATCCTCATCGACACCTGTCCTATTTTGCCTTTGCGTAAAGCCAAACCCTTCTTCGAAGGCTAAAATTTCGTTCAATAACACTTTCATCTCATTCATTGCTGCGCGGGACGCCGTGACTTGCGTGTCCTTCAATCCTGTCGCATTACCGCCATATTCGGGTAATTGTGCAGCTTTGATTTGCATACCCTGCACTAGACCATCACGTAAGGCTTTCAAAGAAGATCGGGCGTCAGAGTCTGTTTTGAGCAATATTCCGCCCGGTCTCAAATTCTGCGTTTCCTGTTCAATAAGCTCTTGCACAAATTTCAATACTCGGTCACCCGTAATTTGTGTAGAAAACTGTAAAAGATCATTTGAGAAGGCGTCTAAAGTTTTTTGTGCCTCTGAAAAATCTTGTGCTTCTTGAGTTGGCATACCATCTGTAGCTTCTGCATAACCTTCAGAAACTATCTTCTTGAGCCCCGGATACAAACGAGACAAGCCGATTACTTCTTTGTAATCAATGTCAGGGTTGTAACGATTCGGTCTTGTGGTTGCAAAAACACTAGATTCCAAATTGATCGTACCGTCAGCGTTCATAATGTCACTGTTTTGAGCGGTCGCGCCCATCAAATTTACAGCTTCGCCTGTTCTAGTAGCGCCTGTCCCAGCACCTGTTCCAGCGCCAACCTCCCCCTTAGATATTTGTTGAAACAGTTCTGGATTACCTTTTTGAATTGCTTGTTGCAATCTTGGTGCAAGCTGCGGAGCCGCGCCTTCTGTGTAAACGCCCAATTGTGAGTTCCAAACTCTTTCAGGCTTGACGTAATCAAGGACAGCTTGCTCAAACGTGGTAGTTTCGTCACCCAGTGTGCCGTTAGCGTAGTCGTCCAATCTTTGCTCATTAGTTAAATAGCTAATGGTCTTGGATTTCGCATCACTGCCCAGCTTGATGCTGTTTGCAGCAAGTTCCTCAACAGCCAACATGCCCAGTTTGTAAGCTTCATCAAGCACTTGCGCACGTTCTGCGATACCAAGCGTGACATCTTTCTGATCTGCTTGACGTAACGCAAGAGCCTCATCGAAGGCACGATTGATCTTGGCAATACCTCGGTCAATCTCTGCTTGTTCAATATCCATCTCTTTGAGTTCGATTCGCAACTGCTTTTCAAACTCGCGACCGGTAAGGGTAAGGTTTTCTTTCTGAGCCCTGTCAAGCGCATTTTCAGCGGCTGTGAAGGTGTTTTGTAAAATTCTTGCTTCTTTTTCGATTTCACCGCGGTGCGAGGCCAGAGCTTTGTTTTGCTCGAAACCTATACCCATTCTTTCAATTTCGAAGCCGTTTAGAATACCGTCACGCTCAAGTTGTCTTTCAAAGGCAAGTTTGTTGTTGGCAACAGTGTATTCGTTAGCCAACGCCATGTTTTCTTGCTCCAAGTCGTTACGAAGCTGAATATCTGCTTGACGCTGAGAACCTTGAATCGCAAGTAGTGCTTGTTCGTTAGCAAACTGTTGTTCTCGTACAAGGTCTTGATAGGCTTGAGTGCCCAAACGCTCTTTAGTTTGAAAGTCAAATCGATCATTCTGCATGGTTCTTGCAAACGCGTTGTTAAGTTGAGCCAACTCGTTTTGTAACCTGCCACGTAGCGTAATATCTGCTTGACTTTGTGCGCCCTGCAACTCTTGGAGTAATGTCTGCGCAGCAATCTTGCGTTCAGCAAGACGCATTTGGAAACTTTGATTGGATTCGTTTTCTTCACGGTTAAACGCAAAAGTTCGATCCATTTTGAGAAGTTCATGAGCCCGATCTTCGGCCTTCTCTTGTGATTTCCAAGTTCGTTCTTTTTCTGCCGCAGCCGCATCTGCCGCTGTTTTAAGCTCAAACGATAATTGATTTTCAGCAGAGCCCAGAGCTTGCAGGTTGAGTGCACGTTTTTCACGCTTTTGCTCGTTTTTAAACTTCTGTAGATCGCCTGCACGGGCGCTAATGTTACCCAATACAGGGGTAAAGGCCTGCGCCAAACGCTCCGCAGGGCTCATTCTGGTCTCTCCGGGCGTCGCAAACATCAAAGCGCCTTGTGCTACGTCAAATAGCATTTGGGCTCTCGTCATTTGTTGTTGATCGGCAAGTTCAGCTTCTTGATCTGCCATTCCTAAGATGTCGCCATACACCGCCTGTCTATCTTGAAATATTTGTCCAAGGCGGCTTTCACCACCGTTTTCCATGTAAGCTACGGAACCGCCTTGGTTAAAATTTACAGGAGCAGGCCCTCCTTGAGCCTGATCCGGGCCGCCCATGTTGACGGTGGACATAATCCCTTCTGCCATGGCTCCTTCAACCGGAGCCGACATTTCTTCAGCCGCCAACCCGCCGATTCCTTGATCGACCAAAGCTATTTGCATGACAGGTTGTACGAGGGTCAATACTGATTCAGGAGTTGCTTGGGCGTCTTCTTGACCTACTACTGACGCTAATTCTTGATACCTTTGTTCTATAGGGGCTTGGTCACCTCTTATACCGTTGATGACCGTTTCGTAATCTTCTGCATTTTCCAAATCTTCCAAACCTGCGGAATACTCAGTCAACATACCTTCTAGCACCGCGGGGTCGATGCCTTGTTGCATGGCACTTTGCGCTGCTTGATTGATATCAACAGAATTCGGGTCAATTGGGGGTATACCCGGAGGCATCATCTGTGGTCCGGGTGCCGCGGGCGCTGGCATGGGTGCCATACCACCTTCTTGCATGGGTAAAACACCGCGCCCCATTAATATGTCTTTTTGTGTTACCTTGCCGTCACCGCTTAGATCGGGAAAAGCCGCACCTCCTTTGGCAAACATCTGTCTGCTCATCACTTCTCTATTCATCATTAAAATAACCCCGCTTGTCTAGCGCCTGCCGCTGCCGATAGGCCAGCTACACCCAGTCCTAAGATTGATTGGGCTGGCGATACGCTACCACCAGATTGTTGTGTTATGGCCATTTGACTCGTTGGCGCACCTTTGTAAATGTCAGACAAGAAACCTACGCGCTGGAAGGGCTCATATTGCTGCTCAACTTGCGTCCTACGTTGTGCCTCAAGCACCGCTTGATCTTGTGCTTGCTGCTGTTTACCAACATCAAACAAGAAGCCAACTTCTTTCTGACCCAACTGCTGTTGTAGTTCACCAAGAGCACCTTGACGTAGACCCAGTTGGCTGAGTCCTTCAGCCTGTGCAAGGTTGAGTTGACCAAATGAAGTGCCAAGGCCACCAAGACCCTCGCCCAATCGACCTTGTAACTCTGATCCTTGTAAACCAAGAGCACCGCCTTGCTGAGAACCCTGCATAGCCATTTGAGCTTGGTTTTGACCTAATTGACCAGATTGAGTAGCGAGTTGTCCGGCAAGTTGTTCTGCTGAAATGCCAAGTTGTGCCGCTCTGTTTGCAATGTCCGCTTGTTGATTGACACCTTGTAAAGCTAAAGCACCAGTCTGTTGATTTAGTTGTCCCGCCAATTGTGCGGCACTTAACCCCGTTTGAGAGGCTAGTTGTTGCAAATTCATGCCAGTCGTTGCCAAAGCTTGCGCATTTGCAGCAGCCATTTGCTCTGCGTTCATACCAAGCTGACCCGCTTGCTGTAATGCAGCAAGACCCATTTGGCCACCTTGTTGAGCCGCGCTTTGGGCCATTTGAGCCCCACTCAAACCTAATTGTGCGGCTTGACCTGCCAACTGACCTTGTAGTTGTGAGGCACTCATGCCTAATTGACCCGCTAACTGTTCAGCCGATAGTTGCGTACCGGCTTGCTGCTGCGCTGTTCTGGCGGCTAATTCTTCCGCGGATAAACCTAGTTGACCTGCTTGCTGTGCTGTCTGTGCTAATAATTGTTGAGCGGAAAGACCAGTTTGTGCTTGTTGGTTTATAAGCCTGCCTGCAAGCTCCTCTGTGCTCAAACCTAATTGCGCTGCTTGACCCGCTAGTTGACCTTGCAACTGAGCAGAGGAGATGCCCAACTGTCCGGCCAACTGTTCTGCGGATTGACCTAACTGTCCTGCTTGAGCAACGTTTCTCGCGGCTAATTCTTCGGCAGACTGAGCCAACTGTCCAGCTTGTCCAAACGCGGATAATCCTAGCTGACCACCTTGCAAAGCGCCTTGTTGCGCTAACTGTTCTGCATTCAAACCTGTTTGTGCAGCAAGTTGCTCTGCGGATAATCCTAATTGTCCTTGTTGTTGTGCGGTCCGTGCAGCCAATTCTTCTGCTGACAGTCCAAGCTGACCGGCGGCTTGTGCCGCTGACAAACCCGCTTGGGCTCCTTGGGCTCCTAAAGCTCCTGTAAGTTGCGCAGCTTGTTGTGCTCGGCCTTGTTGCGCTTCGAATGCCTGTTGCGCCCTTTGCGCCGCACTTTCAAAGCCAGCCTGCCGCATACCAGCCGCTGTCCTTCCTTGTTGTTCTAAAATGTTTCTTGCTAATTCTTGTTCTGCTACAGCTTGTCTTGATCCGCCAAACGCGCCTGATCCTACAGCTTGTGCTGCAACTCCCTGCTGTTGAATTTCACCAGCACGTTGGATATCAGCCAAAGCTTGTTGTACCGCAGCGTCTTCGAATTGATTTGTAAAAGCACCGATACTTGCTGGATCAAACGCGCCTGTCGTTCCCGCTAATCCTGCAATACCTTGCTGCGCTGTTCCTGTGCCCAAAGCACCGGCTTGTTGTAACGCCCTCGCTGCATCTGAAGTAATCCCTCTTGCACCAGCGATGGCACTTTGTGTTTGTTGTGCGGCTTGTTGTGCGGCTGTTTGTCCACCTGTTCTAGCTCTACCCGCAACGTTTCTAGCTGCTTGAGCAACATCATCAACACCGCCAATTGCTCTTTCAAACGCTCCAAGTCCACCCGCAGCCGCTTGTTGTGCTGCCGTTCGAGCCGCTTGAGAAGTAGCACCTAAATCACGTGCTGTTTGAGCAGCACCAATTCTTGCCCCCAAACCTGCGTCACCAGCCGCTTGCGCACCTGCAAGTCCTGCTGCGGCAAGGGCCTGTTGACCTGTCGCTGTTTGACCACGGGCCGTGTCGATTGCTTGTTGTGAAGCTAATCTTGCTTGCTGGGCGGCGTCTAAACCACCAATACCTGCTTGTGTTAATCCTGTTCCAGCACCTTGGACAGCACCTCTTGCCGCTTGAATGGCTGCCGCGGTGTCTAATCCTGCTTGATCCGCCGCTGTTCTTGCTCCAAGACCAGCAGTTGTTGCAAAACCTTGTCCTAATCCAGCGGCAGTTCCTAAATCAGCCTGACCTTGTGCAGCAGCTTGTTGTCCTGCCGCAGCGGCTGCATCTAAAGCAGCTTGCGTAGCTGCCGCCGTGTCTAAAGCGCCTGTTCCAGTCGTGGCTGCTATGTTTCTTGCACGTAAATCGGCGGCCCCTAGCTGTTGCCCTAAAGTATCTACTCTTCCTGTTGCCGCTGCATCGGCTGCTGCTTGCGCAGCTAATTGATTTGCTGCCGTCGTGCCAGCCGCTACGTCACCAATAACACCCGGTATGGTTGCGGCAACGTCTTGTAGTGCGCCTCTTCCGGATGCCGCTTGAAGTCTAGCACCAGTTGCAGCAGTATCTAATGCGCCTTGGGCCGCGCCAGTGGTTGCAGTGCCTGCGTCTATCGCACTTTGAATGCCCGCTTGTGCGGCACCAACTTGGCCCGGAATATTTGCAAGACCAGCCTGCATTGCATCGGAAGCAAGTGTTTGAAAGGGCAAAGCGCCTTGCATTGTTGCGCCAAAAGCTTGCTGCGCATCACCTAGTGTGTAACCTGCTTCTTGTAAGAAAGGTTGAAATCCGCCAATACCGGCCTCTGCTAACTCTGTAGCCTTGACCTGTAGGCCAGACATCTCCGCCACCATATAGGGTGGTATAATTTGTCCTTGGTCAGCGAGAGCTTTTGCAGATTGTAAGAGACCTAGTTTATACGCCTCTATTTCCGGTGCTTCACGGACGATTTGTGTGGATTGTTCAGCCATTACGCCATCGCCCTCCCACGACTTTCAAGATTGCGCATGACTGTGTACATGTTCTTGATGCCGTCGTTAAGATTTCCGTTACCCAAGCCGCGAACTGCATCGGTGGTCATGACAAACTCACCGGGCATTAACATGGCTCGGACGCTATCTTCACCCGGTACACCTTCTGTGGGAGCAATGCCGCCTGTGCGGCGCGGAAAGATTGGTCCACCCTCGGCAGCCGCTTGATATCTTTGCGTGACAAAAGGTCGTGCAAAAGGTCCGCCGGGGTTACTGGCCATCAAATAACCTGCTTGATTATTTGGTGGCGTGTTCATTACAGGTTGAAAGACAGGGGGTAAGTAAGCCGCGTCATCTTCTTCATCTGTAGTTGTGTCTTGTCCTACAGGCTCGTATTCGCCTGTTTCTTCATTCAGCCTGATTTGTCCTAAATCTTTAACTAAAAACTTGCCCGGATCAGCATCAATCAAATCTCTGCCCGTTACAGGGGTGCCGTCCTCATTGTAATTTAAGAAACTAGCTTGCTCTGGCTCTGGTACATCAAAGAAACCCAAACCGCTTGCAGCTACAGTTCCGAGTGCCGCGGTTGGACCAAATCGTGTCAACATACTTGGACCAGCCGCCGCTTGGGCCGCTCTCAATCCTGCTTCTGTCGGAGTGATACCGGCAGCAGCCATTTCAGCTAAATATTTTTCTCCTGCGGCAGTTTTTGCTGCTTCAATAGCTTGTGGCGTTTGATTACCTCTAAATAAAACGTCGCCAGTTCTTTCTAAAATATTCCTACTCGCTTCCTCTGTGCCAGCCGCGGCGGCGTCTGAAAGTTGAGTGCCGGTTGTTTGCGTAGTCGTGTCTACAACAGTTTCTGCACCAGCGGCTGCATCTGGCGCACCCGCAGCGACGTCAGCCGTCGTCTCTGTTACTTGTTGTATATTAGGATCAGCCGGTGCTTTTGCTGCCGCTAATTCAGCACTTGGCGTATACGATTGGAAAAAACTGTCTCTAAATCCGCCGAGGCTGCCACTTGTTATACCTTCAGTAAAACCTGTAGCGGTTTGACTCAACCGTCCTGTGAAATTAGATGCGGCCTCCCCTATGTTGCCAGTGAAAGAACCTGTGTTACCGGTGAATCCAGCGGTTACCCCACCAACGGCACCAGAAATAAGCGCAGATTTCAACGCATCTTTAATACTGCCGCCCTGTATGAGTGTTCCAATACCAGAGCCCAAAGCAGCACCGTAAATAGGTCCGAGAGGCGTGAACGCCAATGCAATAGGTAAAACAATCGGTGCAACTTTCTTAACAACTTTTACAACCGCTTTGACTACTTTCTTAATAGCTTTGCCGATTCCCTTGAATAGTTTTTTCAAGAAAAACTCTGGTAAACCGGTCGTTGGGTTGAGATCGTTTGATTCTGAACCGACAACATATGCTTCTGGGTCTTCAACTCCAGCTTCCGTAAGCACGTCAAATATGCGTTGCTTCATTACCTCGTCTTCGAGGAACTGTCTTGGTATGACTAACTCACCTTCTGCAACGTGCGCCAGCATGTTGTCTTCGTTACGGCCATATTTGGCCATACGTTCGGCAAGCGCAGGGAACTGCGCAATGCCCGTGTTTCCAAAATCTTCTGCTTTATCGCCGTAAGCCTCTTCCAATTCGTCATCTTCCATGACAAAATCAGCTATGCCACCGGCTGGAAGCTCCAATTCTTCGGTTTCTTCAGTTTTTAACGCTTCTTCAGCCATTATCCTGCTCCGCCAGTTATGCTTTCAGGCATAGTTACCTGTATCATTGTACTTCTCTTCTCACTTCCAGTCCACGAAGTACCACAAACAGGACAATTTCCGTGAGGATATGACGCTAATTCTTCTGGCGTATCCACTTTGTTACCACAGTTAGCACAGTGAACCGTGTCTTTACTAGTAGAAGGTCTCCACTTACTGCCATCCGGCATATTTATTACTGTGCCATCACTCATGATATTGTTACCGTGACGCTGCCCACGGCCCCCGTTGCTGTTGATCCCCTCGGATAAGGCTTATTCGGGACCGTGATACGTAATTCGTCACCGTGCTGAAAAATACCTCCGACCGGTAGGTTAAAGTTGTCTGTTTGTAAGTCGGGTAGTGTCAGAGCAGACGCCTGCCATGGACCCGGATTGTTGACCTGTTGGAGAAAAATAGAAAAAGCACGTACTACCTCTGCCATGTACGCTGAATCATATTCAGGTGGTGCATTCGGAAAAAGTGGTTGTACTAAGCCTCTACTCATCTACGCCCATCCGGTCTTATATCTACTCGTGGTGTGCCTAATCGCCATTCAACACCCGTTGTATCTGATTCAATTTTGAGCGCAAATGATCTGCCTCGCATACGTAACCGAACTTGGTCTGTAAACTGTTCTATTGGTACAGTCGCGCTCCTGATAACATTACTTTGAACCGTTTGACTGTAATCTGTACCCGGAAAACGTCTTGTTTCTAGTGTGAAATCAACGTTTGGCGACGGTGACGTGGAACCATCAAATGTTACGTCTGGTATCAACTTGCTCAAAAACACAAAATTTTCACCAGCACCAATGGACATCTGACTACTTTCGATGAAAGAACTAATCGCTGCGGGTGGATTTACGCTGCCATCGTCTGTGCCGAACTCATGGTAGTAAAGATAACCATCAGTGCTTGCTGCAATTGGATATTGGTTAACACCACGGTCTATCCATGCTGTTCTACTTAAACTGCCGTAGTACCAAACTTTTTCGGAATAATTGTATATTACATATCTATCTACAACATTTGAGCTTGCAGACGGGTAAAACCACCATATTTCTGAATATGCAGAGTTTACGGCTGCCGTTACTTTTTCTGCCTGATCCTGATTGAAATCATTAAAAACATACGCTTTGACAGAACACGGTAAGCTTTGAACCTGACCAGAGTAAATGTAGAACTCTTGCTCACCCATCCAAAGAACCAAATCATCAACCGCTATTGCAGCCAGAGGACTTGCAATGGTGATGTTCTCTGAAATCATTGATATTCCAAAAGTAAAAGGTGGTCCTAAAAACTGCATGGAATGCAATGACTTATCTGTCCAGACAAGTATTTGTTGACGTGTTTCGAGGGCCGTGATGATTTCAGAACCTGTACCAATCCGTAAGTCACCGGCTGTATTTGTAGCCTGTGCAGCCCAAACTGTCGGGTTTTCTTGGTCCGAAAAGCGAATTAACAGCGGGTCTTGTGTACCAATCGCATTTTGTGCGTCACAACCAAAAACAATAACGTGCCTGTCACGGTCAGAAATCATGACCTGTTTTGCTATCGTAGGAGTTGTGGAGTCTGCTCCAGCTAGGTCTTGTAATTGAACTGCTCTAGCAAAAGGCGCGGAACTTGTAGATTTATCCCAATAATAAATACCACCATCGCGTACATTGATTATCAAATCTTCGCCAAAATTATCATGACTCCAAATGCGAAGAATATCGCCGACCGCAGTTAGATTAGCCGCAGAGCCCCATGTACCACGAGACCATGTACCTGCACCCCAACCTGCACCAGCTACAGAGCTATCCAAACCGCTTTGTATTTGATAAGCCCCGACTATTGATCCACCACCGTTACCTGTATCTGAGCTATTTGCTAGAACGGCAGTAGGGGTATATGCCCCATCGACGGTAATGTCGTTAAGAGAGGCAACTTCTCTTGCAACAACTTCGTAGGAGTTGTTATTGACGATACGAGATATTTGGTATTCTTGATTCAAAACAGCGGCAGTAATGTTACCGCCCAAAGACGCAGCGCCACTAAAAGTAACAAAATCGTTTTCTAAAGCGCCGTGGTTACTATCGGTAACAGTAAGGGTAGATGATCCGTTGGTCGCGGCAAACGTTAAATCGCCAGCACTTGTTGTTTCGCGCAGAGGTGTGATGTCGTTATAGCCACCACCCTCGTTGATATAGTATTTAAGATTGGTTCCGACACCCAAGTATGACTCACCCGAAAGGGCAACAAAGGGATGCAATGCACGGCAAGTGCCTAGAAAGCTTTTGCCTGAATACTTTTCCCACCCACCAATTTTTTCTGGGGTGCCGAAACGAAACCTTATCTTGTCACAGTCAAACCATCCGCCTTCATTGGTGTATGAAGTGGTTTCTCTATTTACTCCGGGTCTAAACTGTAACTTTTGTAAGGGCATATCATCCGTCTACTACTTGGGCTTCTTCCGTGTTTTCTTTGATAGCCAATGAGTCGGTCAACATTTTAAAAAAAGCTTCGCGTCCAACGTTCAACTGGTCTAGGTTGAAACGTAAGTTGCTTAGTTTCTTATCCAAATCATTGATGTGGTTGACCATAGCTATCTGCTGTTCAGTTAAATCTTCGATGTTGTGTTCTACGCCATCGACAGTAATGGTTTTCTTTTCATTTTTCGCCATTATAAGTCTCCTTAATTAAAATTTATGATGCCCAAGGCAATCCAGTTGCTTCCTTTGCAGCGCGATCAATCTGACCTTGAACTTTCGCAGTCCTGTCATCTTCGACTCGTTTCTTAGCTTGCTCGGCAGTTTCTTCGCCTTCAATCAAGCTATTGTATACCCAGCCCAATACATCACTCTCTTTGAGATCAGCGTAAGGGATAAAATCGCTCGAAGAAGCATCATAAGTAAGCCTTAATTTGCCACCTTCTGTAGCGGTGTATGATGGAGTGCCATCGCTGGCCGCCACCAAAGACCAATAGACAAGAATTACTCCTCCGTCTGAGTCCATATGCGTCATGTCGTTGACGCTCCAAGTTGTTGTTATTGCCATGTTTCTTTCTCCTTTTATGACAGTTTATGATTCTAAAGCCGCTATTCGCGCCTCTAGCTCTTGAATAGTAGCCACAAGAAGCGGCACTAATTTTGATTGATCGATATTTTGATAAGAAGGTTTACCGTCAGCGTCCACCGCGTCTTTCTCACCATCAATAGCCTCTGGAACAATCGACGAAACCTCGTGTGCCAAAAATCCATCGACTGTCACGTCTGCGTTACCGATAAAATTAAATTGTTTTGGTGCTAACTCTTTGAGCCTAGCTGTGGCCCCTGTTAATGGCTTAACATTTTCTTTCAGACGATAATCAGAGGACGTGCCATATGAAGTGCTGCTTGCTCCAACGGAAATTCGTCCTTGACTGCTATTATTCTGCCTGAAATCCATTTTATAGATGGTTCCAGTGCTATTGTTATTGTTTAGAATGAAAACTTCGTTTTCTGAGGTCAGATCAAATGCAAAGGTCGCAGTACCTCCCGTGCTTATTGTAGCACCGGTGGTGGTTAGAGAACTTGTGTTTTTACCAAAGGATATAAATTCACTATTGGCATCCAAAAAAATAGCATTTGCATTTGCGTTAGACTCAACGCGGAAATCAGCGTCTTTGCTATCTTCGTTAAACGTAGCTGCGCCGATATTGTCAAACTGTAGGGCTGAAAAACCATTGGCAAGGCTGCCACCAACGCCACTAAGTTCTGGTTGGGAACTTGAGTCAGTATCTCCCACTAAGAAAGCAAATTTGTTAGTTTTGTAACCGTTGGTTATTTGCCATCTTCTTGCACTGCTGGTGTAAGTAGAGTTTGCAAAGAAATTTAAAGTACCGTATGAGCCATAAAAAGAACTACCGTCTGTTAAAGAAGTGCCACTTAATTCTGTGCGAAAGCCACCAGAAGCTTGGCTATTTGCTCTGTCTCCAAGGGTCGTGCTGCCTTGTACACCTAATAAAAAGCTTGCAGTGACGCCACTAGTGCCGATTCCTATTTGATTATTTCCCGCATCAACAAAAATAGCATGAGTATTGCTGTCAGACTCAACTCGGAAGTCTGTGTCTTGTGATGCATTGTTGATAACAACCGCAGCCTGTGATGCTTCTAAAACAGCATAGCTTCCGTTAGGTGAAATACGCGCTGTGCTTCCTGTTGTGCCAAACTCTGAATTGCCGCCGCTATCTACAAACTGAATAACAGAAGTGCTATCGGTAGACTCAAATTTAGCGACGACGTTACTTGTGCCTGATTTTACGTGCAAGTGATAATCAGGGGACGTCTCGTTAATTCCGACGAAACCTCCACTAGTCATTATCATAGTAGTGTCAGCGTTTGCATTTCTTATGAAACTCAAGCTGTCGTCAGCGCCGTTCATAAACAAACGGTATTCCTCAGTAAATCCAGAGCCGTCAGTTCCCCAGTCATTACCAAAGATTACGGATGCCGCAGAGCCTCCCGCTGAACCAGAAACTACTATTCCGCCATCACCAGAGCCATGAACAAAAGCAGATCGCCCTCCATTCGCAGAACCATAAGACAAGAAGTCGATAGCAGATGGCGCTGTAATATGTCCCGCGCCTATGGCAACTGTGTTATTCCCAGCATCAACAAACAACATATGTGTGTTGGTGTCAGACTCAACACGAAAATCTTGGTCACGGCCACTTTCATTGAATACGATAGCATCGCCAAAACGCGCTATTTCATCACCTGAACTTTCAGGTGCGTCTGTTGATGAGATATTGTTTTTTATAATTACTTCGCCGCTACTTGATGTCGTACCTAGATACAAATCATCTGCGGAGTATCCAAGTTTTGCGCGATTGCTACCTTGTGGGCCTAAATCAATGTGCGGTGACGTTCCAGATATATGCACCTCTGCATCTGGCGCAGAGGTTTGGATTCCAATGCGATTAGTGCCTGCATCTACAAACAACATGTGGCTTTGGGAATCAGACTCAACGCGGAAGTCTGAGTCTACGCTATTGTCATTAACGACTAGCGAGCCACTAGAGGTTCCGGGGAATCCGCCTGACAGGTGGAGGTCTTTGAAGCGTGAATTGGATATACCCAAATCCATCGTATTGTCTAAGGCAGAACCGTCCGGTTGGCGCGGGAAAACAGCCCCCCCTGCGGATTGCTGTCGAAACCTTAAACCGACATCTTGACTTCCTATGATGATGCCTGCGTTGTCGGTTGAGGAAATGCTTCCGACTGTTGATCCATCTTTTTGGAATAGCGCAACATCTCCGTCACTGCTTTTTCTATTTAGAATCAGTGTATGATTACCGTCCCTTACAACAGATAGCTCACCAACAGTCTTTGCTTGTATGCCAACAGTGCTGCCGCTGACCGCACTTTTACCAATAAGTACAGCATCAACCCCCGCATCAACAAACAGCGCATGAGCGTTGCCATCGGATTCAACGCGGAAATCTTGGTTAGCACTACTATCATTAAAATTAACTTCAGTAGTGCTAACTTCAAACCTTTCAACATTACCTGTTACTACACGATAAAGGTCATCGCCATGAAACCCAAAAAATGTATCAGCGTCACCTGCATGTTTTACATTTGCAGTAATCGTAAAATCTGCACCTTGGACTTCAAGATTAGCCCCGACAGTTGCATTCCCTGTGGTGGTCAATGTAGAAAAAGCACCCGTTCCCGGTGTGGAAACGCCAATGTTAGTGTTGTCAATCGTACCGCCATTGATATCAGTGGTGGTTAAAACAGACGAAGCAATTGTCATTACGCCCGTGCTGTTAGCGATTGTTGCGGAAGCCGTACCGTCGTTTGCGGATATACTGCCTGTTTCAACATCTGTAGCGTTGACTACATCATCTTTCAACAAAACACTGTCAATTGTTACACCGCTGCCTGCGGTGGTTTCGTTGATAGTGTTCGAAGTTAAAGCTTGACCGTTGTCAATAACTAGATTGTTTGACCCCGACGTGTTGCCGTTCGCTAGAATTTCAGCCAGCGTATCGACGGTGCCGACTTGGCTATCAACATATGCTTTAATACTTTGTTGCGTAGCAAGTTTTGTGGCGCTGTTAGACGCCATGTCGTCTTCGTCTTTGATACCCGTAACGGTTGCACCATCACCGGCAATATTTAAACTGGTGTTAGCTACAATAGTTGTGCCGGTAATCGCTGCGGGGGTTGCGCCACCAATGACAGAGTTATCAAGGGTGCCACCATTAATATCGGCAGTCGTAGCTGTCAGGGTGGGGGTAGTTAATTCTGTTACACGTAATTTGGTAAAAACATCAGTGACAGTAGCAGAGCTTGCTCCGCCGCCATCGAATTTAACAACCATATCAACGCCAGCAGGTATTTCTAAATCCCTACTTGCGCTGTATGTTCCTTGAAAAAGTAAAACAGACCGGCTGCTTGCCAGACTATTTCTAATAAAAACTATCTTTTCTGCATCATTTGGGTCAAGCTGCACATATGCAGAGCCCCCAAGATCACCAGAACTGAAAAACTCTATGAATTTGTTTCGACCGTCAGAAACAGCCCCGTTGGTGATTTGTAATGCGTTTGGTGAACCGGAAGAACCTGCGCTCGTTAATGTTACACGTACTGCGCCGTTAATTCCTTGATCCAGAATATCGAAATTAGTATTTGTAGTATCGCCCCATGTACCCGACTGCTCACCAGTAGCCGGTTTTTCAATACCGAGGTTTACTGTATAGGTACTTGGCATTTATAATTCCTCACGCTGCTATTTGTGTCCAATTCGGCGTCTGACTTGGTTGTTCCTCCGACCACGATGGTGTCTGACTTACATTAATATCACTATACCCCGGATTTTGATCTGGGACAATGTTTGAATAAACCAGTACATTTCCAACTTCGCCAGTTGCGCTTACTCCTATTACATTTATTGAAGAGTTACCATTAACTGTAACACTCCCTACTTGGCCTGCTGCACTTACTCCTCCAACGTCTATTGCTTGACCAGTGCTTACAGAAACTGATCCGACAGAGCCCGTTGCAGACAAACCTGTTACTGGTACATCTGCTCCAGCACTTGTAGTGACAGAGCCTACTGAACCAGTAGCTTCAAGACCTGTTGGGAATACGTTGGCTTTTGCAACGACCGTTACGGAACCAACGGACCCAGTGGCCTGTAATCCTGTGACGGGAACATTTGCTTCACCAACAATGGTGACTGAGCCTACTGCTCCTGTTCCTGACACACCCGTAACATTGACGTTTGCATCTGCGGTGACCGTTACGGAGCCTACTGCTCCCGTCCCGGCCAATCCGGTGACAGGGATATTCGCATCACCTGTAACAGTGACTGAACCGACTCCGCCTGTTGCCGTTACACCTGTAACGCTTACATCAGCGTCAGCCGTGACACTAGCACTACCAACTTGGCCAGTGCCAGCAATCCCCGTGACTGCAACATTTGCAACGCCTATTACTGTGACGCTGCCTACGCTGCCAGTCGCTTGCAGGCCGGTGACCGGTGCATTGGCATCTGCCGTTACCGTTACCGAACCTACTGAGCCCGTGGCAAGTGGTAATCCACTTTGTGACCACGGTCCCTCGCCCCAACCAGAGCGGCCCCAGCCGCCTATTGGGACGACTATATCAGCCATTACGCTATCCGAATAATGGCATTACTTGCATCAGCGGTTGGAAAAACAACTGTAAAATCACCTGCGGTGGATGTTTTATCGCCGCCGAAATCTAACACTACAACTGACGGATTCGTTACCGATATAGAGGTGGTGTTAGGTGTCGTGTTATATATCAATGCCCCACGCGCCGTTATTGTTGCGGTGGAGAAAGTTTCGTCTTGGAAATCGGTCAATGCCGTAGTTCCAGATGCCGTGGGATCGACATTTGTCAATGCTCCCCCACCTGCGCTATACCCAGTCCCGCTTACCTCATTTGAAGTAGTATATGCTGTCGTAGACGCATCAAACGACGCTGAGTTTGTGTAAAGAGCAAGTTTAAAAGTATCGCCGTTGGCGAGATCAAAATCGTGGACACCGTACAATAGCTCCTTCTTGAACGATGTACACATGAAGTTTCCGCTGAAAGCCATGGTTACAGTCTCCTAATAAGTTCCGCGAGTTCAAGATTGCCAGAATCTTTAATCGCATTGTACACGGTGGTTCTATCACTTTTTATCGCTTCGCGCATATAAAATTCTAAAACTTTAACTATGTGCTTACGAAAGGCGTGTGCTTGTGCCTGTATTGCAGGGTTTGCAGAATCGCTTATTGATATAATTTTATCAGCGCAACGCTCTGCAACTTCCTCTGGTGTAAACCCACGATTTTGAGTGGTGTGTACCTCCACTTTAAAATCAGGATTCAAATCTAATTCTAGTGCTGGAAACGTCATTGTTTCGGCCTCACTAGCATACCGGTGCGATAATCATCAGTAACTTCTTTATTTTCGCCAAGCATTTTCATGCCTGTCATCGCTTCAGTAAATCGTTTCTCATAACTCGCCATGACGTCTGCTTCGCCCTTCATATATATGTAAGCCTCAATCAGACTCCCGTAGAGCATGGCCATCTGAGCGTTTTCGCTCAACCAAGTAGTTCCAGAACCGCTTCCGGCAGTTAAGCTCGTTGGTCTGTAAAAATAATGCAGTTCGACTGCTCTTGCCGCATCTGGAGTTGGACCAATAATAAAGTTATCTACGTCAAAAACGGCGTAAAACCTTGGATTGCCTGTTGTTGCCGAGTTAGGGTTGAAGGACTGAACGAAATCAGCGTCTTTGAAATCTAAAAATACTTTGTTGCTGCTGGCATCTGTAAAAGACAGAGAAAACGGCGACAAAAAATCACTTGGACACGCTAAAAATTGATTACCCTGCGTCATATTGCCGCTGACGTTCTTTTTGAACAGGCTCAGTTGTACATTTTTAAGGATTCTTTCCTCTGCTTGCCTAATAAAAACAGGAAGATTGGTAACGAATGATGTTTCGTCATTTTCTGCGTAGTCTTGTATAGCAGTTTTTAACTGATCGAAGGTGAAACTCATGACGTCACCACCGTTACTGCGCCTACACCGCCTTGCAAAGCCGTGGTGATCTCAAGTTCAGAGGGCATTTCTGCCGTGCCACCGGTGCTGTAGTTGCCATTTCCCAAGTATGTGATACCATTTGTGGTAATCACTAAAAATGCGCTAGTGGGATTGTCTGGTTGGGGTCTCGCGTTCACTAACGCTTGTGGATCAACAACTTTACGAAAAGGGCCCAACTGTGGGTGCTTTGGTTCGTACTCATCAGGACCCACAAGCAAACCATTCCACTCTTTTTTCATCAGTTTGTACTGATAACGGAAACCAGAGCGGTCTGATATAGCATATGAGTTTTTGCCTGTAGCGTACTTAGCCATTATCCTGTCCTGTAATACTCAAATTTGGGAACAACGTTGAAAGAAGACCTGTCACGATCCTCTGTTGCCGCCCTATCAAACTCTTCTTCGTACACAGCCTTCAGCATTTGAACCCTATTGGGGGCTCTTTTCATAGCCAAGTAGTAAGCCAAACCCGCAGCCAAACAAGGATAAAACCTGAAAGGCAAATCCACCGTATTTGTGTAAATGTCGGCGTCATCCATACGCGTAAGCGCATCATATATAACAACATCTGTGCTGTTTTCGGGCACAGGCCATATTTTTAGATTAGGAGTTATCTGCCTATCTAAAAAGAATTGATTAGGGCGGCTTTGGGTGGTTTTTGTAGGAATTGTTAAATATTCATCCCTACTCAAACGTTCCAACGAAAAATCCGTGCCATCTCTTCGCAATACTACAGAAAGAACATCAATAACGTCAGCATTTAAAGCGTATTCTGACGTTCCTTGCGTAAGTGCTTGAGTCCTTTGCTTTATTGTCCATTGATTAAGACCACGGTTTGCCCAATCTGCAAAGACGAGATTCAAAGAACGTTTTGCGGTCTTGAGGTCGTACCCAGTACGAACCTCAAGTCCACATCGCTCGAATGCCTCTTCGACGTAATCAGCTACGTCGAGTTCAAAATCTTTGCTATTGGATGTCGTCATTACGCTTTGACCAATTTATACCCTTTGGCTTTAGCCATTTTTCGCAAGGTGGTCAAATCGGTGCCGCCTTTTTTCATTTTTTGCGCTGCCATTGGTGACCCACCACCGCGCATTTTTTTCACCGGTGCAGCAGGCGAACCTCCGCCGCGCATTTTTTTCACTTTCATTTTTCTAGGTTTCATCGCCATGTTTCAGTCTCCTGTAAAGTTTTTGACGTTTTTCGTATATATCAGACGCTTGATATTCCTCACCATAGCTATCATAATATCCTTTTTTGTCCAACTTGTCCGCCGATTTTTGTAGCTTCGATAAACGCTGCACAAATATCATCGAATAAGCGGTATCAATGTCTCTTTCAAAAACAACTTCCTCAACAAAATCGCTGGGCTCATCATTTGGATGAAACCCCATAACCCAAATATCTTTATCTATAAACATGCCTTCCGAAATCACATCATTTAGTTGATCTAAATACTCATGGAAGGCCTCTGAATTTTCGTCAGGATTTAAATCGACAATAATCGTCAAATCAAAAGCGTCGTCAAATTGAGAGATGGAAGAATACAAAACCTGTAAAGAAGGTTCGTTTTTGAAAAGGATAGAAACTTTATTGTCCATCCAAGCGGATCGCGCATAGGGACACGGCGGTAAATTATTAAAATAAGGACTAGGTTGCTCCAAGGCTTCGGCAGACCATTGCATGATCTCTTCAACAATCGCCCTTTCAATAGGCTCTGAATAGAAAGCAAGGTTCATGATTGTGTCACCGATCCTTTTGTTCTTTTACGTCGGTTACTCATGACTGCCCCGCAACCTCTTGCTATAGCAGTGCCGGGTATTGATTTACCCCGGAAAGGTCTTTTGGATTTCGTTACAACAACTCCACCCTTTTCCATTTTTGTTACTTTTGCTGCTTTTGTGTTCGCAACAACTTTTTTTCCTTTAGCGCCTTCACGCTTTTTCTTACGCGCTGTAGCAGCCCTTTCAGACTTACTAAGGCTTTGTGCTTTAGATCGTGGTAGACATCTATCAGGTCTTTTTTTATTTTTTGAAGTTCCACATTTACCTACAATATTACCGGAGCTATCAATTCGAACCCAATCTTGATCTAACCAATCTTTCAGCTTGCCCATTACCGGCCCTTCCTTTTGCCACCTTTTGATTTCTTAGCATAGTTAGGGTCTTTGCAATATTTTGAAGCCGCGAGATTTGCATAAGCGGAAGGGTATGTATCAAAAGTTCTTTTTGCCCACGCTTTTCCTTCAGGACAAATCTTGCTGCCTTTCGATTTTTTTGAAACTTTGCCCCCTTTGCGCATGTAAGTAACGCTTGGGCATTTTGTTTTTTTCGGTCCGGTCCTTACTACTGAGCCCATACGACTACCCCAAAAGCCTTTGCACAAACGGTGCAATTAAAATTAACACGGCAAGCGCCCATAATTTAGCATCCAGAGCTTTCAAAGTGCTTCTATGTTCGTCAAGCCGCTCCTCAATCCTTGTGTACCTAAGATTGCATTCAGCCTCATGTTTTTCCAAACGGGCTAAAACTTCTTCCACTTTCATCCACGCCTCACCACGCCTTACAACTCCAGTAACGAGCAGTAAACTTGTCTTTTGCTGTATCACAGTTGTGACGTGCTCTGAAGTTTTTTCGTCTACCGGGCTGGTCTTTTTTGATCGACATCTTTGGGTCTCCAAATCTTACCAGCTTGATCTGATTGCCTTTTTTGGCAAGGACCGCGCTTTTTTTCGATTTGCCGGGCGTTCGTTTGGGTTTGTTGTAACCTGCAAAAGTTTCGCCTCTGTATTTAATCCTACCGGATGGTAAACGAGTTGCATCTTTTGTTGTCGCCATTTTTAACCTAGCTGAAAAACACCGTGACTGACGTACATGCCGTAAAAGTCGAGATAAATATGTCGGTAACTCTTATACCTTCATCTGGAATATTTACAGAGTGTGTGTCAGAAGCATCTAAATCCATATCCAATACAGTAGCCCCACCGTTGCCATCAGTAATAGTCAACCGGGGTGATCCTGTATCTGTTTTGATTTGAACCTGACGAATACGTGCTACTCCAACACCAGCAGAACCGGTGCCTGTCAACCGTATCGCTCTTACATCAGAACCAGCCATTTCATCAACTCCTTATCAAAATTAAGAAGCGTCTGAAGAACTTGATAATCCGAAGAACTTCAAAACAATTGTTGTATCTGCTCCGGGGTCACCAGAAAGAACGAGTTCTACCTCATCCGCGGTTTCAGTCGCAGCAGTGGTCGTTCCACCAGACATTCCTAAAACACCGTTACAAGGAAAAAATCCTTTGAAACCCGTGCTGTTTACCGCCGCAGAAATACCATCGACGTAGCCGTCTGTGTCTGCGTCTGTTCCAATGTCGTTAAGTGTTACTGAATTACTCGCCGCACCAGTTACTGCTATCATTACACCCATAGGTATAAAGTTTGATGGGATACCGATAGCGGATTCTTTGCCAGTGGTGGCACCGTCTGCGACTGTGATCGTTGCAGTGTACTGCGAGAGTGTCATTTCGCTTGTTAGCGCACCAGTAGATGAGCTTTTAACGATATTTTTAAACCCATTTTCCGAACGGACGGGTCCATTGAAGGTTGTATTAGCCATGTTGTCCTCCTGTCGTGGCCAGTGTCAGTCGCCCAATGCAACTGTCAGGATAACTTCATGGTAGCTTATTTCACCAAAAAAAGAAAGGGGCAACTTTCGCTGCCCCTTTCAGGTCTAAGGGGAGATGTTAATATGAAATCAACAACCCCTTTATAACATAGTTTACGCTCCGGGTGTACCGAAAACACAACGCCAGTCGGATACACCAAAACTGTAACGTTCACGAGCTTTAAATCTCATGTTACCAGTATCAAAGTCTCCTTCCATTGCCGTTTTGATTGGCGACCGGTTGAAGTATTTGAAACCGTTTGGTGCGTCAGTCTTAATGAAGAAAGCGTCTGTATCCGTCAGGAAGTGGTTTACTACCGCTCCTTCTGGAATCATTCCCATATTCTTCATGGCGTTAGCATCGTTGTCCGCAGTGCCCGAACGCAAATTAGAGTTCATAACCCTTTCTGCGATGAACTGAAGCTCTTTTGGAATAATAAGCTTCATGCCACGTACAGCAATTTTCAGCCCACGTTCATCAGTTAACCCAGCAATGTCAATCAACATCTGCTCAAGCGAAGTTTCGTTGAGGTCAGAAGCAACTGAAAGGACGTTGCGTTGGTTGCCTGATAAACTTGGATGCGATGACGAACAAAGCGCTGCACCATCACCAATTGCAGAAGCACCCGCAGTGAACGCGTTGTTCAAAATAGCGGCAGCTTTAATCTGCTTGGTTTGTGCCATGGAACGAGCCAAAGCTTTGGTGTAACGCGATGCAAGACGATCATAAAGATTGTCTTCGATAGCTTCCTCAGTAATTGAGAACGCCAACGCAATCGTTTCATGTGTGTAACGAGCAGTGTATGTCTCTTGTGCATCGTCAAAGCTTATGGCAGTGCCTTCCCCTTTGACTGGTGCTGTTGAGAATCCACCCAGCATCACCTCCTCTTCGAAGGCCCTATCTGAGGTCTCTTCTTCAAAGATTTCGCTATGCTCGTTCTCGTAACGGTTATATTCCAGCCCAAACAAAGCGTTAAGGCCGGGTTCTAGCTCTTTAGCTAGTTGACTTCTTGAAATAGCCATTAGTTAAACCCTCCTTAAATGCCCGTTGATGTCGCAGTTGTCTGCGAATCAAAACGGCTGGTTGGTGCGTTAAAATGAGCGTTCAATCGAACTATCAATGGAATACCAGCAGAAGTAAAATCTTCATTTGCTGCGTCATCCATAATGCCTACGATACGCAATGGTAACGTAGCTGTGACAGCTATTGTTGAAACGCCCAAGGCGGAATTGGAGCTACCTGTATCGGTAGAACCTGTACGAGCAGACGTGCCCAAAGACGCGTTAGCAAAAACAGCGGCTTGAGCGGTTGCTCTGTCAGTCAAAGACGCGTCAGACGCGACCTTGAATAGTTGGTTTGGATTATCTGCAACAAACGCTTTTACAGGATGATTTGTATCAACGCTTACTGAGTTTGATCCGGGCCAGTAGTTAATAAAGACCGGTTTCTTCGAAACCGAATCTACGTACTCCACCCCCATCAGGACACCCAATGCTTGCGTAGTACCACCATTGGTAGCACCTGCTTGGTCAATTACACCTGCGCTTGTAGGAACGCAGATCGCAAATTGAAAAATAGCATTGGTGTTATTGCTTGCGATTTCATACTGAGTCACCCCAGTAGAATTGGTCGCAGAGCCATTAAGCCCGATAGGACGAAGACCGAAGGCAGTATTTTGATTTGCCATAATTAGTTTCTCCTATTTAGGGCAGCCCTTATTTTTTCGGGCCACCGAAGGTTACACGAGATTGACGATCAGCATTGCTGATCCTCATTGTTGAGTGTGCATTCTCGCGCATCATATCGTGATCGACCGCATCCTCTTGATCCTGACTACGTTGTCTAAAGTATTCAGTTCTTTCGTCTACAGTCTCTTGCGGTATTCTGGCAAGAAGCAATCCGCCGACTCCAAATACACCTTCATATTTACCTGATTCAACTACTGGCGATTCCCAGTCGGGGTATTCGTCCTTACGAACTAATTCCCAACCTTCACGCAATTTGGCACTGACGTTTTTTGTATCATCGAATCCTCGCGTTTCCGCACGTATCCAACGATGTTTAAAGCCGTCAGGGGCAGGTGGTGCATCTAACATTGACGGGGGAGCCCATGGCTTACGAATAGCCTGTTTTTCCCTAGTTTCGTTTGCGCGAGAAGTACGTTTAATGGCTGAATTTGTTTCTTTAACTTGTTCTGTCATTTCTTTACTCCTTCACGTATTTCGCATATTCTTCAAGCGGCACACCCAATTTTTTCGCTATCGCGACTTGGCTAGGGGTGAGTCTAACCTTTTTCCCACTGCGCCCAGATGAACTTCTTGTGGCCCCTACAACCGTCTGAGCGGGCCGTTTGGTAGAAGCCGAAGCACCCGTATTAAACTTTGCAGCAATACGGTTGTCTAATTCAGTATAGTATTCATCGGTTTGCGGGTCAAATCCCTCCTCTTCAACCATTTTTTTATGAATACCAAAAGCTGCATAAGTCATGGCTTCATCGGAACCAAACCAGCTATTTTGTAAAGCCCATTGCTCTGCTTTTGCATCAGGCCTTCTGGGCTGTTGCGCAGGCATTGGTTGATTGATTTGCTGTTGTGCCGCGGCTTGTGCTTGTTGTTGCGCACGGGCAGCCTGCGCTTTTGCTTGCGCTGCACGGTCTGCTTGTATCGCTAAATTAGTTAAAGTACGTTGAGCCTCTACAGTCGCTGCGCTATCTCCTATTTCAATAGCTCGTGCTAAAGCAGCCTCTGCTTGCTCCATTTGACTACTAACGCGGTTTGAATATTCAGAAACATAGTTAGTATCTAAACTCTGGATGCGTTGTTTTAATTGGTTCGATTCGTTTTGGACGCCCTGCGCGTATCGGATAGCTTCTTGCTCCCGTCTTTCAGCTTCGCGCATTTTTTTCGTAAGACGATCAATACGTTTTTGTGTAGCGGTTTCGGCTTTTTTAAACTGATCATCAGTTTCTTCTACCGTTTCAACTTCTTTTTCTTCTACTTGATCCTCATTAACTTCTACCTCAGTTTCTTGAGAATCATCCAAGTCGAGTTCAACTTGGTTTTCTTTGGCTTCTGCCATAATCATCTCTCCTTTCTTTACAGATTGTGTATATCTTCTGGTTCCAAAATAGTAGATAGAACTTCGTCATCGTTAAGGATACGAACTTCACCACCATCAATTTGAAATCTTGACCCTGCATATCGCGCAAATAAAACCCATTGTTTTACCTGACACCATGGACCAGTCGGAAACTTTTCCTTATCCGCATAAGCCAAAGGGCCAACTTTAAGAACATATCCAACTTGCGTGGATATCTGACTTTTTTCTTGAACTTCAGTAGGTAAGAAAATACCGCCAGCAGTTTTTGCTTTGCCTTGGTAAGGAAGAATCAAGAGTCGCCACCCGGTGGGTTCGGGCATTCTTTCGAGAAGAGATTTATCAATCAAGTCAGGATTAAGACGTGGCTTTTCTACGTAAGCATCAGCCAAATTGGGCTTCTCGCTTTTTTTCGCGTCTTCTTCTTTTTTGATCGGCTCTGCTGCCTCTGCCTCTGCTTGGATGTTGAAAGCAGCGTTTGGTGCGGCAGATAAATCTATTTTTGAAGATTTAGTCATTAGATTGCTCCTGTTTATCTAGCAGGCTCTTGAGTTCCTGTTCCACGTGATTAAGGCATTCCATATTGCCCATAAGCTCACGATAATGCTCCATTGATTTTACATTGCCATATATCATAGAGTCAGTAACCGATTGCCGCCTTTCTCTCAAGATTCGAAAGACCGCTTCAGCTATATAAATGTCATCCATTTAAAACTCGCATATTATCGAACAATGTCTGATATTATCTTAGCACGACTTGTATACGCTGCGCTAGGATAAAATATAAGAATATTAGACGGATCGCAGTTCAAAGTGCGGACCATCAATAAACGGTCTCCTCCCTTGACTACGCCTTAAATCTACATAAGAGTTCATTGCCTCTTCCATCGTGCCTTCCCAATCTCTCAAATCATCAACCGTCCATGCTGCGCCCCAACGGATGTGCGCCCCGGTTTCAACAGCAGCGGCTTTCATGGCATCTGCCAAATCGTCATACAAGCTTAACTCCCAAGAACTGCGTGGCCCAACGTAAGCCATCAAATCTACAGCATGACCATAGCCATCTTCTTGTTGCAAATGGTAAGACTTCATAGTCTTCGATGCGCCTTTTGCAAACAAAGCTTCTTGTTCCTCCAGAGTGCGAACCCCGTAAATCACACCGAAATCTGTTTCAGTGATTTGAATAGCAAGTTTTACTGTCTCGACTAGCTTAGGGTGAACACCCTCCAACTTGCTGAGACTGCGGGCTGATAATTTAAAACTCATTTCGTAAGACCTTTTGCTTTTTCAAAAGTACGAAGACCACCGAGCCCCAACATACCCAGCAATACAGTCATCAAGCTTTCCATGTCAAAAGCGGGTAGTTCTGGTGGGACGATTCCGGCATAAGCAAAACCAAAGGTAATCATTGGCACGATTACAAAATGCCATATCATGGCAAAGGAAAGACCCCAGCCAAGAAAGGGTCTCCATCCTGCAATAAAGACACTACGATGTTGCGCCTCCATTTTGTTGATTTCTAATTGACCCATGTTAGCTTCATGAGCCTGTTTTTCTGCCATCGTGGCTATTTCATGCGCCAACTTGGCTTTTTCATCCGCATCGGGGATAAATTTATCTAATAGTCCTGTGACTGGACCTATCAGTGATTGCAACATAGGCACCTCCTGCGATTTGCCGCATTTTATCTTATACTGAAATTAATAAATAATAAAGTCAGAAAAATCAATCATCTGAGATGGGACGGGTAGGATCACGAAACTTTATTTTTGTGCCTGCGTCTGCGGTAGGTATTTCACGTATGCGACAATACGTTTTGAAGTATGGGTTTTGCCCGAATATAAAATTGTTTGTGCCTACATTTTGTGTGTTCAAAGCGGTTGAATATTCGACACAAGAAGTTAGCTCACGGAAGTAAAACTCTTCTCCAGTGGGTTGGTTACGTTCTAAAACGATTAGAACGAAGATCATCATCGTATCGATCTACAATCTCCGTTTTTTTGTTAAAGCTTGTGTTTTCGGAGCCTCTGGAGCGATAAGAGTCCACGTCATAACCTCTAAAGGTCTTTGCCAAGCAGTGCCAAGCAGATACGATCCACGATTTCTAATGTATATCATAGCCCCATAACCACACTTCCCTTGGTTATGATTAAGCCAATCCTGTGCTACCAGAAATCTTTTTGATGGTGGTTGAACGTCTGCGAGTAAGACGAACTCCCTTAAATCACAATCTAATCTTGGTTCTGCTGGATTAAAATATTTATGAGCTGTTGCAACTTCTGGTCGCTGGCTTTCGCGGTTTCCTCCATTGCTGCGAGGTTTTTTGTTATTGCCTGTATCGCCTGCTCATTCAATTTTGTGCTTGTTCCGTTTTCCTCCGCTTTAGCCGCTGTTTCTCTCACTTTCGCTTCAAGTTTAACAACTTCTTCCTTGGTAGCTTCGGCGTTGGCGGTGACAGTTCCGTAGCTGACGGCGATTGTCAGTGCACCAATCAAGAGAGGGAGCGCCCACGTGGGGACCTTTATATGTGTTTCAGACATAAAACTACTCCTTATAAATTATCATTATACACATTTTTTTATTTGCGCGACATCCATGCCGAAACGCCCATGTAGCTTCCTACAATGCCCGCTATCGTAATAAAAAAAACATCTGATACATCTTTCAATAGTTCTATACGACTGTCCGGTATGAAAGGCATAAACAACATTGCAGTAAAAACGGCACCTCCTATCATGGCAGACCGAGCAATGCGTAACTGTGCCATATGTTTTCTTGATTGATCTTCAAATTCCCGTATTTCTCTAGCACGGTCTATTTCTGCATCACTTACCACACCGTCATGATCTAAGTCATATTTTTCGTACTCTGATTTTTCTTCTAACCTTTTAACCATTTGACCCAAACCATAAGCAAAATAAAACCTCCGACAACAATTGACGCTCCGATAAAGTAAGCAAAATAATCCCAGTTTTTTGCTCGTTGTCGTTTTTTTGCTAGTTCTTCTTCTCTTCGTTGTTTTCTTGCTTGTGCTAAATACCTTTGCCAATCATCCCACATACCGGGACGACCGTAGAGCTTCATCATAGATTCGAGTTCTTTTTCTACCTGTTTTATTTTTTCTAGAGCCATAAACTCTTCAAAATCGTTTTCTGTTTTACCGCCAAGAACAGCAAGAACACTTTTTTTCTTCTTGTTACCACGGCGTTGTAAGTCTTCCTTCGCACCCACCATTTGTCCGATAGCGCCCATGGCATCGGACAAATCTCGACCGTTGGCAATAAATTGCTTTACTACCGAAAATCCAGCGTTAAATGCGGCAAGTTCAGCGATCAAATCTAATTGCCCCCGTTTTTACATTATCCACCCCCGGCGAGTGATCCAATGCCTCCTTGCGTTTCGGGTCTCCGAAAGGGGTTAACACCTACCGGGAAGCTCGGTTGTACACCAGTTAGGCCGAAAGAACTAGCCGATCTTACGTTTACAGGCATCGGAGGACTCTGCATCGGGGGCAAACTATCGTCGCCTATTCCCAAATCCCCCACAGGACCAACAGGGGTTACCGTGTAACTGCCTGCATTATCTGAAGTTGTACCAGATGGTATTGAATCAAACGTGTTGTTACCTCCAAATGGATTGAAACCTCCACCCGTAACAACGTCTAAAGCGCCGGGATTATCTTCTAAATACTCATCCAAAGCAGCCTGTTGTGCCGGTGTCAACCCAGTGTTGGTAGGATTGGTAGGTACGGGTGTACCGGGCTCAATATCTCCAAACTCTGCCATCTGTCCGTCAGTCAAAAACTCACTTGCAGGGGTTGTGAAATCTTCTGGATTAAATCCTCCTAGATCAACACCTGTTCCAACCGCTTCGTCTATTGCTTCTTGTGGCAGCGTTGGGATAGGCGGGATTCCGGGTGTCGGTCCTGCAACGGGACCTTGTGTACCACCGATACTAACACCAGTGTCATCAGCAAGATTTCCAAGGTTAATACCTGTAAACGCTCCACCTTCAACATCAGATAAATCTAAACGACCTCCATCTGGCAGCGGTATTTCATCTACAAAACGTCTAGGTGGTACTTGCACGGGGGGCGTCACAACAGGCTCCGGCGGTGCTTGTGGCAATGTTGCTATACCGCCAGTTGGAGGCGGCGGAGTAAGAGTTCCTAATTCAGGATCACTAAACAGCGAGGGGTCTATCTCTGGTGTCGCACCTCGCGCTGGCTCGAACGGAACAGGCCTCGGTGTAGGGACTGGCCGCGGTGGTGGTACAGGCCCCGGATCAAAAATTGCCGGTGGCGGATCGGCGCGTTGCGGAGTCGGCGCTACAGGCTCTGGTGTGGGCTGCATAACAGGCCGTGGAACTTCTACAGGAAGCGGTGCTACCGGTCCAACTGTTCCACGTGAAACAATGTCGTCCGGTGGCGCAGGTACGTTAATCGGTGGTGGCACCTGCACTGGTGGTGTGGGCGGTGGTGGTGG